GTTTATTTTGCCCTTGAGACGGGCAGGAGTCACTCAGATATTAGTTCACATTTTATTACCAAGGATCATGCCATATTACAAGAAAAGAACTTCGGTGCTATGATGTTCAGGCGTTTGCGTGACCCAATGGATGAGAAGAAGACCACAGGCTATGTTTTAGCTAACGGAAGAGCTGTCTCATCTAAAGTAGTTATGTATGATGGACAAGATCATAAAAGTTGTTATATGTTTCCAGCTGATACGTCTAAAGGTGATTGTTGTTTGCCATATTGGACTTCAGACACTGTTTGTCCACAAGCGAAGATTTTTGCGTTACATGTGGCAGGAAACGGTGCTAATGGCTTTGGACAGTTGATAACGCGTGAGGAAGTTGATTTTGTTTTGAAGAGTTGTAAAGATGAGGAGAAGGTAGCCACTGAAGAGGCCAATTTTCCTCAATCTGGCCTGTTGAATATTAAAAGTAATGTTGGTAAGCAGCATAGGATTTTGGCCTTAGTTAAGCCCTTGTATAATCATTCGAAGAATAACATAGTTCATTCACCATTTTATGGTGTTTATGGGCCTGTAAATGTTGTTCCGGCAAGAGTCGAGGGTAAATTTGTGAATGGAGTTTATTACGATCCATATCAATATTATCGTAACAAGGGTGGCACTAACATAAAACCAATCAATAGGTTGATGCTGCAGAGATCTTTTGAGTCTTATTGGGACACTGTGCGTAAGAGTAGTGTTACAACGCCTTTAGGTAATAGAAAGTTGACTATTGATGAGGCTATTGATGGAATATCTGGCCTAATTGATCCAGTTGATTTTTCCACATCCCCTGGTTACCCATTTACCGAAATGAGACAGGGGAAAGGTAAGAGACCTTGGCTTGGTAAAGTCGGCTTCGCTAGTGAGAGTGTTGAAATACGAAAGTTTATTTACGATTTGGTAGCTGAGCAAGATGATAAAATTAGAAAAGGGATTAGACCAATGTATTTGTATAAAGATGCAGTTAAGGTTGAGCGAAGGCCTGAGGGTAAGGACACAAGGGGTATAAATCCTAGCCCTATGGATTATTATCTTCTTTGCCGTATGTATTGTGGTTCGTTTGTTGTTCACATGATTGAGAACAAGATTAAAAATGGGTCTGCACTTGGCATTAACCCACATGGTGAGGATTGGAGTGTTTTAGCACATATATTGTCTATGTTCAAGAATTTGGCGGCTGGTGATTTTAGCAATTGGGATGGTTCCCAGAGCTTGGATACTTTAAGGGCTATAACAATGGCGTTAGATGCGTTTTATGCTGGGTGTGACCCTGAGGACACCATTGCTAGGCACACATTATTGCTTGATTTATTTTATTCAAGGCACATTGTTAATGTTGTGTGTGACGAAGTCCCTAGGTTGGACGCTTGGGATTGTGAGGCTAAGTGTGGTATGTCTGACATTGGCGATTTTTATGTCAATGGTTTTGATGCGTCAGTGAAGTTCAGCGACTTGGGAGAGTTAGCCCCAGGGCTGTACAAGGTTGTTAGACATAATGATGGCACTATTTTTGTTGTTACTGTGGTTTACGAGGTTGAAGGTGTCATGGTTTCTGGACATTTTTTAACAACAGCCGGAAACATTGTTGTCAATAATGTTATGCATAGGTATGCTATTGTTGACGCCTTGACAGACCAGGACGGAGGAGTTATGTATGACAGTTATTATGACAACATGTTTCCTGATATTGAGAGATGTATATTTCTTATTTGTTTTGGGGATGATTCTGTCCTCGCTGTCGACGATCATTTAGCGTCTATCCTGACTCCAGAGGATTTGGCCTCTGCATTTTCCAGAGTTGGTTTTAAGTATACTAACGAGGATAAGTCGGCCGCGTCGGTGATTTGGAGGAATGTGTTTCAAGTGTCTTTCCTGAAGCGCAGTTTTGTGTATATGAAAGATGAGGGGAAATGGGTTGCCCCCTTACCCATTAGTGTTATTGAAGACATTGTTAATTGGGATAAAGTACCCACTGTCGCCGGGTCTATGGCGGCTAGATTAGATGAGTCCAATAAAGAGTTTTCTTACCATGGTAAAGATGTGTTTTACGCCAAGCAGTTGGTTATGGATAGATTTGTTATGGATAGGGACGATCTAGGCATATTGTTGCCCAAGGAGAGGTCGTGGCGATCGGCTTTCACAGCCGCCACCTCTACACTTGGGTATCATTGCTAGGAAGTAGACCTGGTACGTCGTAAAACTACCGTAATTATGGTCCTGATTGGGACCGTAGGACTTGGGAAGTCCTTTAAACTCATCCGGCCGTTTAGGCTTAATAGTGGCAGTGGCCACATGGTGTGCGTGTATAATGTTTTGACGTTTTCATCCTCTTGTAAGGAGGAGCATGTTGTTTACCGAGCTCTGGAGGAGTTTAAGCTCAAATGGGGGGTCCATATCCCTCCGACCGGCAACCCTAGTGACTTAATAGCAGGTTGTTTGGTATGCTATTGGTATTTTAGTATGGAAACAAAAGAACAAGAAAAAGTTACAGGTTTGGACGCAGGAGGTGTTCCAAATCTTGATATTAATGAGGATGGAATGGTCAG